GCGATCGAGCGGGCGGATGGCACGCGGGAATGGTACTGGCACAACAAGCGCCATCGTGCCGACGGCCCGGTTGTCGAGTGGCCTGATGGAAGGCTGGAATATTGGCGACACGGCGTGCGCGTGGAAGCGGATGAGGTGGTGTGATGGTCGAGAGCGTCATGTGGGTTACACCGGATGGCACGCGGGAATGGTACTGGCATAACCAGCTCCACCGCGCGGACGGCCCGGCTGTCGAGCGGGCGGATGGCAGGTTGGAATGGCGCTGGCACGACCAGCTGCACCGCGAGGACGGCCCCGCGATCGAGCGGGCGGACGGCACGCGGGAATGGCACTGGCACGACCATCTGCACCGTGAGGACGGCCCTGCTATCGAGCGGGCGGATGGCCTGCACATATGGTGCTGGCACAACCAGCTCCACCGTGATGACGGTCCCGCGATCGAGTGGCCCAATGGCACGCGGGAATATTGGCGACACGGCGTGCTTATATCAGTGGACGAGGTGGGGTGATGGTCGAGAGCGTTATGAAGACCTTAGCGGATGGCACGCGGGAATGGTACTGGCGCGACCAGCGCCACCGCGAGGACGGCCCGGCCGGCGAGTGGCCCGATGGCACGCGGGAATGGTACTGGCACGACCAGCTGCACCGCGGGGACGGCCCCGCGGTCGAGCGCGCGGATGGCACGCGGGACTGGTACTGGCATAACCAGCGCCATCGTGCCGACGGTCCGGCGATCGAGTGGGCGTATGGCGCGCGCATGTGGTACTGGCACGACCAGCGCCACCGCGAGGACGGCCCGGCTGTTGAGTGGCCCGATGGCACGCGGGAGTGGTACTGGCACGACCTGCGCCACCGCGCGGACGGCCCGGCTGTCGAGCGGGCGGATGGCGCGCGGGAATGCTGGAGGCACGGCGTGCGCGTGGAAGCGGATGAGGTGGTGTGATGGTCGAGAGCGTCGTGCGGATTACAATGGATGGCACGCGGGAATGGTACTGGCGCGACCAGCTGCACCGCGCGGACGGCCCGGCTGTCGAGCGAGCGAGTGGCACGCGGGAATGGTACTGGCATAACCAGCTCCACCGCGAGGACGGCCCGGCTGTCGAGCGGGCGGATGGCAGGTTGGAATGGCGCTGGCATGATCAGCGCCATCGTGCCGACGGCCCCGCGGTCGAGCGCGCGGATGGCACGCGCATATGGTACTGGCACGACCTGCGCCACCGCGAGGACGGCCCTGCTATCGAGCGGGCGGATGGCACGCGGGAGTGGTACTGGCACAATCAGCGCCACCGCGCGGACGGCCCGGCCGTCGAGTGGCCCGATGGCACGCGCATATGGTACTGGCACGACCAGCTGCACCGCGGGGACGGCCCGGCTATCGAGTGTCCTGACGGAAGGCTGGAATATTGGCTGTATGACGCGTTTGTAACAGTGGACGAGGTGACGCGATGACAACCGAGGTACTGGATGACACGATCGACGTTTATGATCCGCTGATCAAGCGGCTCGATAAGGACCTGCGGCAGACCGCGAAGGCCTTGGGCACCCCCCAAGCACGGTTGCTCGTGGCGACCTATTATATGATGCAGGAGGATCGTAAGCGCGCGCGGGCCCGCCTGGGATCGCGCACGACCGAGAAGCCCATGCGCGTGCTCGAGTGGATGGCGGATCAGTTCGGCTTACTCGAGAAGCGTATCGTGACCTTGCTCGACTTGTGGTCCGAGCATCACGAAGCCGGGCCTTGGCTGCGGGCGCAAAAGGGGGTCGGCCCCGTGCTCGCGGCCGGGTTTCTCTCGCTCCTTGACATTGAGCGAGCGAGTACGGCGGGTGCGTTTTGGAAGTTCTGCGGCGTGCCTAGTTCAGGGAAATGGCTCAAGGGACAGAAACGTCCGTGGTGCGCGGATGCGCGGCGCTTGTGCTTCTTGGCCGGGCAGAGCTTCATGAAAGTATCCAACCGGGACGATGCGTTCTACGGCGCGCTCTACAAGCAGCTTAAGGCCGAGGAATGGGAGCGTAACCTTTCCGGCGAGCACGATCGCGTGGGGCGCGTGGATGAGTTCATCGCGCGGTTCAAGCCTGGCGCACTTACCCCGGACCTGCGCAAGTGGGTGGATGGTGAATTTAATCGGATTGAACCCGCGAGGAAAAGTGATGACGGAGGAGACCTTATTGCGTTGCGCGGTTTGCGCGATCCTGGCATGGATGGCGTTCGCATGCTTCCTCCTTCTCTTATCCTAAGCCGCGCGCGCTGGCGCGCCGTTACCCTTTTCCTGTCGCATCTGCATCAGGTCTGGTATGAGGTTCACTACGGCCGGTCGCCCGCCGAGCCCTACGCGTTCGCGGTTTTAGGCCACGCGCATAAGGTCAACCCGCCCCCACCGTGGGTGGGCTAGCTGGACGAGGAAGACGGTTGGAATTTGTGAACGAGCCGTGTCAACTGATAGTTGCGCAATAAGAACGAGCTAAGCTGCTGGATTGTTGAAGTGGTAGAACGAGCCGCGCCTGCCAATGGTTACCTAGCAAGAACGAGCTGTCCTGCCCGATGGTTGCGAACCATGAACGAACTGGAACGAGATATAGTTTAAGGATCGTGAATGCCTGTGCTTGCGCTAGACTTCGAGACTTACTATTCGCCCGATTATACACTGTCGAAAATGACCGCGGAGGAATATGTACGCGACGAGCGGTTCGAAGCGCATTGTGTCTCGATTTATGATGGCGCCCGCATGCGAAGCGCGCGGGGAACCGATATCCCCGCGCTCCTCAGCGAGTATGACTGGCCAACTATCACGCTGATCGCGCATAACGCGGCCTTCGACGGCTTCATCTTGACGGACCGCTATGGGTGCTACCCGGCGCATTACCTTTGCACGATGGGCGCGGCGCGGTACGTTTGGGGCTCGCATGTGAAGGTTTCGCTTGAGAGCTGCCTGGCACGGCTTGGTATGGCACCCAAGTCCGTTCCGTACTCCTCGATGATCGGGAAGCGATGGGCTGATATGCATGGCGCGCTTCAAGATCTTATCGTCGCGGGTTGCGAGCAGGATACGCGACAGACCTGGGCGTTGGCGGGGCGCTTGGTTCCCCAGGTACCGGACCTCGAGCTATCCATGATCGACATGACGGCGAAGCTCTTCACGGAGCCGCGGCTCGAAGGCGATACGGACGTGCTCCAGGCGCTCGCGCTTCAAGCGCGGCGCGATCGCGCCGACGCGCGCGCCCGCCTTGGCGTCCCGGAGGGGAAGCCGCTCTCGCAGGCCCAGTTCGTCGCGAAGCTAGAGGAACTCGGGATTGAACCGGAGTATAAGCAGGGGAAGACTGGGCTTATCTCCGCGACGGCGAAAAAAGACGAGTTCATGCTACGCCTACTCGATGGGTCGTTTGGCGAGGATGCCGAACTCCTGGCGGAAGCGTTCTGCGCGGCGCGAAGCTCGATTCAAGAGACGCGGGCGGACCGCTATCTCGGCATGGCGCGCCGTGGACCTCTCCCCGTGGCGCTAACCTATAGGGGGGCTGTATCTGGGCGTTGGACAGGCAAGGGGGGCCGGACGAATTTTCAAAATCTCCCCAGGAATGGCGATATCCGCAAGTCGCTGCGCGCGCCCGAGGGCCACGTACTGATCGGCGCCGACCTGTCGCAGATCGAATTGGTGATCAACGCCTACCTCGCGGGCGAGGGCGCGGTGCTGGACGCGCGGCGCGCGAAGCGCGATGTTTATTGCGAGACGGCGAGCGCGCATTATGGACGGACCATCGTGAAGGGGGGCCTGGAGCGCCAGACTTTCAAAGTCGTGTGCCTTGCATCGCAGTTTGGATTGGGCCACAAGACGCTTGCCGTCCTCCTACGCATTCCAGCGGACCAGGCGGCGCCGCTCACAGACTCGTGGCGCGCCCGAAATCGGCGTATCTGCGCGTCGTGGCGCCGCGCGGCCTACCTGATCCCCGTACTGGCGGGGCTTGGGAAACCTGAGAAATTCCTCGGCTGCACCATCGAGCCCGGCCGCGTCGTGTTGCCGTCCGGCAACCAGATGCTCTATGAAGTCGAATGGTCCGATGAACGGAAATCCTGGATGCGGCGCAAATACGCGGCGCAAAGCTTCTTCACGGGCTGTACGCTCTGCGAGAATATCGTGCAGGGCACGGCGCGAGACGTACTAGCGGTCGCGGTTAAGCGCGTTTGCCGCGCGACCGGCCTTTATCCCGTGCTCACGACGCACGATGACGCGGTTTGGTGCGTCCCGATCGCGCGCGTGCCCGAGGTGTTGGCCGCCGTGGAGGCCGCGTTTTCCACAGCGCCCGCCTGGTTGCCGGATTGCCCCATTGATAGCGAAGTAAAGGCGGGAACCGATTATGGACTTACCGGAGACCTGGAATTTTACATACAGCAAGCTGCGGGCCTTCGAGAACTGCCCGAAGGCGTTCCACCATAGGTACGTCGCCAAGGACGTACGCGACGAGCTGGGCGCCGCCGCGCGCCATGGCACAGCCGTGCACGCCGCTCTCGAGGCCCGTGTCAAGACTGGAGAAACAAGCGATTTGACCGCACCGCATGAGCCGGTGATTGGGCTGCTGCTTGCAACCGCGCCCTGGCAAGCGGAGGTCGAGGTCGCGGTGGATGCTGATTGGGGGGCGGCGGCATGGTCGGGATCCTGGTTGCGCGGCAAGATAGATTTGCACGCCCATAATGCTTCAACTAATCGTGTTGTGCTGCTCGATTGGAAAACAGGTAAGGTCCGCGAGGATAAGTTCGAGTTGCAGGTTCAGGCCGCGCTTCTCGAACCGATCTACCCAGGCGCGACGTTTTCGGGTTTCTACTACTGGTTGAAAACCCAGGCGCCCGGGATGCTCTATTCGCTTGACGTAGGCGCCGCGCGGCGGCGCGTTTCCGCGCTGGCCGCGAAGGTAGCGGCGTCGGATCCTGACCCAAAGCCCGGCCCTCTCTGTGGGTATTGTCCCGTGACAGCGTGCCGTTTCTGGCGCCCAGGTTGAAAACCTGAAGTGAACTGAATATTGGGATGGTTAATTATGCAGAATGAACTCCACAGGCGAACGCTTGATGAATGCGAATGAACTAGCCGACTAGACGCCTGAAGACCGGAAATGAACAGTAAACCACGATCGTTACGCTGCGGGAATGAACTGAAAAGTCCGATCGTTGCATGGCGTGAATGAACTGGGTATCTCGATCGTTAATCGTCGTGAATGAGCTGAATACTGGAACCGTTAAGGTGAAGGAGCGTATCATGAACTGGATGGACAATATAAAAACTAACCCATGGGCGGAGCCTGACGTGTTGGAGTCCGCCATCAAGGCCGAATATCGCGCGAAGCTGCGCGCGATCGGTGCCTACGTGTATAGCGTGCACGTCAACCATTACGGCCGCGCCGCCGTGGATGACTTCATATGCTACAAGGGCACGTTCTACGCGATCGAGGGCAAGCGCCCGAAGGGCAAGGTTACAGCCCGCCAGCAATCCGTGCTCGACGAAGTAGCGGCGGCGGGGGGCGGCGTGATCGTCGCCCGCTCTTGGGAGGATGTTTGGCGCGGCATGGGCTTTCCGGCGGACCCCGCGTGACCTGCCAGCCACCCGCCCACTACGACTTCCCCGCCGCGCCCGGGTTGGTACCAATGGACAACCAGCGCATGCGCGCGGCTTTTCTGGCGGGGCACAAGCGGGCATTCGAACTGAGTGAGATGCGTACCGGGAAAACACTCACGGCGCTGTGGGCGGCGGATTACATCATGCACGGGTACGGCGACGCTAAGCGTGCGCTGATTGTCGCTCCCCGCAGCATCATGCGGCTGGTCTGGCTGGCGCACGTGCGCGACCATCTGGGCGGGCATCGCACGGGGGTCGTGCTCGAGGGTGATATGGCCAAGCGGCGCAAGACGCTGGCGATGGACCACGCGGGCTTCGTGATCACGAACCCGGACGCGCTCAAGACGCCGGTCGGCAAGGACCTCTTTGACATGGCCAAGGCGGGCGAGTTCGCCGTCATGATCTTCGACGAGGCGACGACGTACCGTCACACGCGCACGAAGCGTTGGCGGACCACGTTCGCCGTCGCCAGCCAAATCGAATACGTCTGGCTCCTGACCGGCACGCCGACGCCGCAGGCCCCCACGGACGCGTACGGGCTAGAGGCGCTGGCCTTTGGCCCGCGCGGCTCATTCGTACAGTGCAAGGAACGCCTGATGGTCCAGATCGACCAATTCAAATGGGCGCCGCGCCCAGGGCATGAGGCCCTGGTCGCCAAGATGCTATCCCCCGCCGTGCGGGTGCGGCAGGATGAGTGTTTCGCGGTTCAGAAGGCGCCGCCGCAGAACAGGGCGGTTGAGTTGACCTCGGAGCAGAAAAAGGCGTTTGCTTCGCTCCGCGCCGGCGGCGCCGTGCGGGTCGCGGGTAAGACCATCACAGCCGTGCACGCGGCGGCGACGCGCCTCAAGTTCATGCAGATTTCGGCGGGCATGATCTATGACGCTGACCACGATATCGTAAAAGTGAATTGCGCTTCCAGGCTTGAGGCGCTAAAAGAAATCGCGATGGAGGCTCCGGCCAAGATCATAGTGTTCGCATCCTTCCATGGCGTCCTTGACGTATTGGAGGCTGAGTTCGGGAAAGATTGTGTGAGGGTTGATGGCACGGTTTCCGATAAGCATATCGAGCAGCGCGTCAACGCGTTTCAGTCGGGCGAGCCACGTTGGCTCCTGGCGCATCCGGCCGTTGTGGCACGCGGGCATAAGTTCACCTGCGCTTCCACGATCGTATGGTTTACGCCTACTGACAAGAGTGAGGAATATCAGCAAGCCAATCAACGGATATTTGGCCCTGACCAACAAGCAAATTGCTCCATCATCAACCTGGTAAGCTGCCCATTGGAAGCTAATATATTCGCCGCCCGCGCGGGTAGCGAGGCACTGCAGGAACAAGCGCTATCGATCATCGAAGGAAAGGGACTCGAATGGTAGACGCAAGCGAGCTTTTTAAACAGATTACGGCGCGTGAGTCACAGCTTGAGAATTTCAAGACAGTCGTCATCAAGCCTTTGCAGGCGCAGATCGATGATCTGAGGTCGCGATTGGCTGCTTATATGACCGAGCAGAACTTGAATTCCGTGAACACGGATTTTGGGCGCGCGCATTTCTCGACGGCGTTGAGCGCGAAGGTTATTGACAAGGACGCATGGCTCGACTTTGTCGGGGAGAATGACCAATGGGACATGCTGACAAAGCATGTCGCGACACAAGTCATAGCCGACTGGCACGACAAGCAGGTCGCGGTCTATGAAAGGGAGAAAGCAGCCGGCAAGGACGTTAAATATCCGGATTACCCAGACGGGCTCCAGGTCGAGCGGGTCCGCAGGCTTAATATCGCACTCAAGAAGGACGTTATCGAATGATCGAGTTCCCGAATTTGTACAATGACGCGAACGCGGCGCAGGAAACATCGGCGCGCCCCCCCCGCGTCTCGTTGCTGAATGACCGTTTCACCCTCCTGGACGAAAACGGCCAGGAAGCCGGGGAAGTCCATGGCGAGTTCAAGTTTATGGTCGCCTACATCCGCCCTTCCGTGTTTCGGGTTTTCTACGGCAGCAAATATGACCCTGAAAACCCGTCCGGTCCGGCGTGCGTCTCCTACGACGGCAAACGGCCGGATGCCACGGAGAGCCCGGAACCCCAGCATGAGCTATGCTCGGCTTGTCCCCGCGCGGTCTGGGGCTCCAAGGAAGGTTTCAGCGGCGGGAAAAGCCGCGAGTGTCAGAACCGCGTCCTGGTCGTCGCCATGACATCCGATAAGAAGTTCTGGCAGTTCGCGATCCCGCCGGCGAGCCAAAAGAATTGGAAGCTGTTCGTGGACGAGCAGCGCCGCACAGGGAAACCTTTGCAGGCGATGATTGCCGGCGCCAAGTTCCGGCGGGGCACGAAGATTCTTGAGTTCGTCGCGCGCGGGACAGCGCCGCTGGATTACCAGGAAGCGATCGCGACCTTTACCGCGCGCGCGGGTGAGAATATGACTGGCCCACCGCGCGCGCTCGATGTGGAGCTGCTCGCGCCGTACATGTCGCTTACGCCGCGCCTTACGCACGAGCCCGAGCCCGAGCCCGCGCCCGAGCCCGAGCCCAAACCCGTCTCGAAGCGGCGCGCGGTAAAATCGCCGGAGCCGCCGGCGGAAGCCGATGAGCCGGCGGCTGAAGCGGACGCCCTGGCGGCGCACCTTCGCCAAGCATTTGGGCTGTGATTACCGGCCGCCACTAGAACTAGGTCAAGCGGTAATCCCCCCGCCGCCTTCCCCAGGCGTTGTTACCGTTTGCGGGGCTTCCACTTTCAGTAGAAGGTGGAAGCCCTTTTTGCGGGGTTGTCATGGCGCGGAAGCTTCCCGGGGCGTTCAAATCTCTAGCGGAATCGCGCGTATGGACGCGCTGGAGGCCTGTCACCAAGGACGGGAAGGTGACGAAGCCCCCGTGCGACGCGCGTGGGCGGCCAAAGGGCGCCGAGACGGACCCCGCCACGCTTTCCGAGATCGGCGACGCGTGGCCGGATATCGGCGTTATACTAGGCCCCGCGACCGGGCTTATCGGGATCGATATCGATCATTGCGGGGAAAATGGAAAGTGCGCTAGCTGGCTTTCGCCGCTTCTCTCGAGGGCCAAGGCGGCGGGCGCGTTCGTCGAGATATCCGTATCCAGGACCGGCATTCATATTATCGGCCGATCGGCATCCTTTCCGAAAGGCCACTCATTCGCGCATCCGTTCGACCCCGCGTTCCCCCAGGCCAAGATCGAGTGCTTCTCCGAGAAACGCTACTTCACGCTTGCGAATAACCTCATATTCGATCCGCCCGAACTGGGCTGTATCGATGACGTGTTCCGCGCGGCGCTCGCCATGGAGCGTAAGGCGCCCAAGAAGGCCGACGAGCTACTGAAGCGGTCGAGCGATGACACGTCCAAGGACTTCTTCGCCGCCATGCAAATCCTTCGGCGCGCGGGTTGGACACCTGATGAAGCGGCGGCCTACGCGCTTCGCTGGCCGGAAGGCGCCGCCGCGCAGTATATCCGCGAGGATAAGGTTCTCGAGCAAGCGCGGGTCTGCCATGAGAAAGGGCGCGCATCGGACTTCGGCGACGCGCCCGGCGGCGCGCCCGGGGGCGCGGACGCGGACGAAGTAGAGATTCCTGGCTATCACTGGTCGCCAAATTGCGTCACGGATGACGAGGGGAAGATCATCTTCAACAATGGGGTGCGCGCCGTTCACGCGTACCAGGGGGGAATGGCGTCGTTCGATATCAAGGTTTACGACCACAAGGAAAAGTGCGAGAATACCCTTCACCTCGATTGGCTCGAGACCTCGGGATTCGTGCGGGAGTACACGGGGCGGGCGTTATGCCAGGCCAGCAACGCCGCGCTGAAGCGCTACCTGGAGGTGGCGTTCGTGCATCTACAGGGCTTGGGGAGAGTAACCCGCGTGCATGATCGATTCGGCTGGACGAAAGACGACGCCTTCGTGCTCGGCGAGTACGTTTACGCGGAAGGCCGCGTTGAGCCGGCGAAGTTGACCATTGACACCGAGGCGCGCGGACAGCTTTTAGCCCCCGTGGGTACACTGGAGAAATGGCGCGAAACCGCCGCCCGGCTTTGTCACCCAGGGTTAGAGCCCTTCCTGGCGGCGCTGCTCGCGAGCGCGGGTGCTCCGCTCATCTCGCGGGTATGGGGGAAGGAAGGCGGTTTCGTCCTATCCTATTTTGGCCACGTGAGCGGGTCAGGCAAGTCCACGGCCTTATCGGCGGCCGCGTCCGTCTGGGGCGAAGCCGGGTGCATTGCCCTGGGTTCATCCGCCACGGATCACCATCGGTTTTATACGCTGGCGGTCCTGCGCCACCTTCCCGTCACCTGGGACGAAGCCAAGAGTACGCCCGAGTCGCAAGGAAAGAACCAGTCAACTCAAACGCCCTTGGTGTCCATACTTCAGGCTTTCACGGATGGCACGGAAAGAGGGAGGCTCGGGACGAAGGGGAAGCCCGTCGCGGCGCAAAGCGGCTGGTCAACCGCGCTGTTCATGGCGGGTAACAAGTCGAAAATCGGCGTGCTGGTTGGCACGGAGGAAGGGGCGGCGCAGGCGCAACGGATCATCGAGTTCAATTGCCAGAAGAAGATCACGTCGGGCATGCTGGGGTGGGCTCCCTTCACGAAGGAAGACTTCGAGGCGAACGGCGGCCATATCGGGCGCGCGATTGCCCGTTATCTGTCCATCAAGGCGAACCGGGACGCCGCCGTTGCCAGGCTTAAGGAGGTTTACGCGGGCTATATCAGCGCCACCGGCGCGGATAAGCGCTTTCAGATGCGCGCCTTGTCCGTTATCCGCGTCATGGGCGAAATCATGGATGCCGAGGGTTGGCTTCCGATCGACGCCGACCGGCTAGAGAGCGTGCTCATGGAGGCCCTCCGCGCGAGCGAGGTGAACGCGGCGGAGCTGGCCAAGGCGGAAGAGGCACTGGAGCCCGCCGCGCTTCTCGAGAGCTACATACAATCCGCCGTGCAGCGCGACAGCGTGTTCCAGCCCGGCAATGGGAAGGTCTCGCTGCGCCGCAACAACCAGCTTGTCGGTTTCCTCGACAGGGTGAAGCAGATAGCGGTCTTCGACCACCATGATTTCGATCATTACCTGCGCTCTCGCGGGTCAAACGTGCGCGAGACGCGCGAGGCGCTCGAGGCGTCCAACCGGATTGTGAAGAGCAAGCAGCGCCGTAACCTGGGTCAGGCTGATGGATTAGCCGTGCCGGCCTTCGCGGATGTGGCGGTCCTAGTACCCGTGGGCGGCGTGGATATCGAGGACGATAAGGTTATTCCATTCCGTCGTGATCTATGACGCGCGCCGCCAGCTCGGCTTTCATATCAAGCATTGACTGGAACATGTCTTCCGCTAGGTCGGTCCGCTGTTTCTGTATGGAGGTCGCATCCACGCGCGTCGCCGTCGTCAGCGCGATTTGAATAGCCTGGAGCTTCACCTTCGCCTTTTTCTGCCACTCCTCATCCATGGAGGGCCAGTCCGTACTGATGATATCCTCCAAGGCGCCGATCGCGGCATTGATCGGGAGCTCCTTGAGCGGCGCGGCGGGGTCCTCGGCCGCCTGGCGCGGCGGGGGCATGTCCTCGGCCGCTTGGCGCGGCGGGGGCATGTCGAAGATAAGAGGCGCCCCCGTGCGCTTGATCGGGCCGCTCATTGCTCGCCCGCCTGGCGCGCTCGCGTTCCCGCGCGCAGGAAGTCGGTTAAGCCGGCTTCCGGTCCGCGCGGAATGAGCTGGTTGCCAAGATAGCCCTGCATGGGGCCGCTCATGCCCAGGCGGGGGATCGCGTCGAGCGCCTGCCGGGTCGCCGACTGCCCCGCGAAATAACCAGCTATGTGCCCAATACCCGGTGCCATGCCGCCGCCGACCGCGGCGCCCGCCGTACCGCCAAGATAAGGCAGCATGCTGTGGCTTTTCGTGGCGGGGATGTTATTCGGCTTGCGGCTTAGCGCGTCGATCATCGACTGGGGCAGGTCCGCGAAGTCGCGGGAACTGCCTGGCTTCGGCGCGAACTTCGTCAGGCGCTGGTTGAACTTCGTCGGGTCAACGCGCCCCGTGAACTCATTGGCGCTGCGCCGCACGTCCTCGAGAAGGTGCCAGTCGTCCTTCGTCTTCAGGAAGGCGGGGATGTTGCCCTTGCCCTGTTCGCGGGCTGACTTGATCAATGCGCGGTCGAGCGCGTCGCGCAACCCGTAGAACGCGCGTGACGCCGCTTTATCGCTGCCCCGATACTTGAACGCGCTCTCCGTGAGAAAGTCGCGCCAATTGTTGACATCCTTCCACGGCTGCTCGACAACCGAATGCAGCGTTTCGGCGGCTTTGTTGACCTCGAGGCGCGAGGACGCTCCTGAAAGCCGCAGCTGCGCGCCTTGATTATACCGTTCCGCGATAGCGGCCACGTCGCGCCGGAGCGCGGGATTGGTCCGCAGGATGACGCCCTTAGTGGACTCTTTCGCCGCTTGCCGCAGGCTATCTTCCACCATCTTGATATTCTCGGGCGTCGCGTGCGTCATGGACGGGTCGAGGCGCTTCATCACGTCCGCCGTGAACTTCTCTTCGCGGGCGATCGCGCGGGAGAGCACGGAGCCTTCGGCCGTGCCCGCCGCCTTGGTCTCCATGGCTTGCAGTTTCGGGCTCCCCGTGCGCTCGCCCGCGCTTACGGGGTAGCCCGCGTCCTTCAGCTTGTCGGATGCCCGCATCTGGCGCGCGACCGCCGTGGGAGCGTTCGGGTCGCGGGGGAAGGGCGTGATCGCGCGCCCCACGCCACGGATGGCGCTCGGCGTGGCGAGCGAGGCCCCGATCCTCGCGGCGGTCTGCCCCGCGGGGCCCGCGCCCAGGCCCTCGGCTGCCTGCCCAGCGCCTTCGGAGGCGAGCCCCGCCGCGCCCGCCATGGCGGCCCGCCCACCGAGGCCCGCCGCTGGGCCGATCGCGGCGCTGGGCAGGAAGCTGGCGGCCGTCTGGGCGTAGCGCCCAGTCTGGCTCTTGGGTTCGTAGTCGGCGCCGATGCCTTGCGTGATATCGCCATAGGACGGCAGGCCGATTGGGTTCGGCGAGGTCGCGACGGGCGGGGCGCCCGCCATGTCGAAGCCCGCGCCAACAGCGTCCTGAAGCGTGCGCGGCAGAGACGCAAGGCCCGCGACGCCCTGCCCGAGCCCGGAGATGGCCGACTTACCGATATCGGCGCCCCAGCCCGCCCAGGACTGCTGCCCCGCGCCGGCCTGGGCCGGCTCGAATCCCCGCCAGTCCTCGGAAGGAACTTCCTCGAACCCGGCCCACGGGTCTTTTTTAGCCATGTTTACCCCCCTGGCACGCGCATGCGGCGCCCGTCGGGCGTCACGAACTCAGTTCCCGGAGGAAGCTTGCGCGCTTCGGCCGGGTCGTTGACCACGGGGGGCTCCGCCCCGCCTCCACCGTTTGGGCGGGGCGTGTTCGGGTCTCCGTAGGCGCCGGCTTCGTACTTGGCGCGGACTTCGCCGAATGCATCCTTATCCTTATAACGCTCAAAGAACTGATCCTGGAAATCATTCCACCGGGGCTCGCGGCCTTGTCCCTTTTGGTAGCGCCGGAAGGCGATCCATTCCGAGTAGGCGGCTTCCTTGCGGGCCTGTGCCGCCTCCATCATGTCGAGGGCCATCATATTCGCGCCCGGGAGATGGCGGGCGTTCGGGTACATCCGCTCATAGAACGCGCGATCACCGTCGGAAATCTGCCTGCCGAGGCCGCCTGTCTCATCGATAAGCATGCGGTTGACGATCGTCTCCACCGCGCCCGCGTTCGTCGCCTGATTGGGCTTTAGCCCTGGTATCCAATTCGCGGGCAAGCCGAACTCTTGGAGCACGCCCTGCACGGTCTGAAGGCGAGGCGCGAGCGGCCCCGTGTTCATTTCCTCCAGGAGCGCGCGCGCCGTTTGGATGCGATACCGGGTATCCGGCGCCGTACGCGCGCTGTCCATGAACGTTTTCTCATCCTGCGCGGCGAGCTTGCCGCGTTCGGCGTCCTCTGCTTTCTCGCCGGGCAGAACGTTCGTCGTGACCTGCGTTGAAGCTGGCTTTTGCGCCAGGATCGTGCCGTTCTTGCCGTATGGCATGCCGTCGATCAGGAAGGCCGTACCCTCTGGTAGGAACTTACGCTCTTCATCCGTCGGCGCGCGGGTCGCGGTCCGCGCCTCCTGCGCCGAGAACTTGCGTTCCTCGAGCCCTTGCTGCCGGCCGAATTTATACTCGTCGAACGCCTGCCCGCGCCCCTGGCGGGCCTCCGCCTGCCGCTGCACGTCGAGCTGGCCTTGCGCGGTGCCCTGCTGCTGATTGAACTTGGCGCGTTCCCACGCTTGTTTCTGGTCCTCGCGGGCGTAGGCGGAGTACTGGTCGATAAGCTTGACCTTCTCCTCCGGCGCTATGTCCATCCCGGCGACTTGCCCCACGATCGTCCCCAGGTCGATCGCCCCCATGCCGAGTTGAGGCGCCTGGCCATACTCGGGCGAAAGCGGCGACGGACCACCTCCCGCGCCGGTGACTTGCCGGGCCAGCCCAACCCGTGCTTCCGCGCCCTGGCGCGCGGCGTCCTCCGCGCCCGTTTCCTTACGGACCCGCTCGCGCAGCATGTTGTACTGAAGATCCCGGAGCTGCGTGGCGGTCGGGTCCGTCTCATACCCGCCCGGCTGGAGCATGCCGCCTATAAGCCCGCGCCCGCGCGGGACCTCGCGCTGCACGGGGGGGAGTGATTGCGGGAGTTCGTATTGTCCGTAGCGTACCGGGTCCGTCTGTCCTTGCGGGGCGTGCGGGTTGCCGATCGTCTCCCTGCCGCCATTCACGCCCTGGTAGGACTGATACCCCGTGGGCATGCGTTGCGGGCCGCCAGCGGGTTGTTGCGGGCCGCCAGCGGGTTGTTGCGGCGAGAATATCTGTTCAAGCGGGGTCCCGGCCATTTACGTTTTCCAAGTCGATGGGATGCCCTTGGGCCTTGGCACGTACCAGTTACCCTGGATAAGGCTCGGCATGCGCGCGCCCGGTATATCATGAACCTTCGGCGTGGCGGGAGGCTTGCCCCCGCCTTTCTTGCCGCCCCCACCCTGGGCCTGCTGCTTGCCCTTTGTGGGTTGGCTCATCTGGAGGATTTTACTCAATTCACCATCGAAATCATAGGGCGCGCGTTTTGTATCCCCTGAACCAAGCGGGCCTAGAAGACTAGGATCGCGGAACAGGTCATCCACTGAGGCGCGGCGAACTCGCTCGGTCGTGCTAGGGCCCGCGCTACCTTCGAACTTGCCGCCCTGCCGCCTTTCCGCCGCGCCGTCCCACCGGCGCGCGGTGAACGTATTAGGGTCAACCCACTCGGTCGTGACTTTATTGCCACGGTTGCCGGATATCATCTCGACCGCGCCGTCGGGTCGCGAACGGCCCGTGGCGACGCCAACGTGCCCCCCGACTTGCCCAGGCGTCAGCGGCTGCCCGTCGAACCGGGACCGCAAGCTCACGAGCACGTCGCCCTTCTGGGCGAGGCCTCGCACGGGGCTTCCCCAGGTGGCGAAGCTTGTCGCCACGTTGCCCGCGCCTGGGATGCCTTGCGACTGCAAGCTCGCCGTCACGAGGGCCGCGCACCACGCTGTCGTTTGCGGGTCGAGGTTAACGCCGCCCGTCTTCAGGAAGTCCTTAAGCTCATTTCTGTTCACAATTTCGTGTTTGCCGCTAAGGCCCATAATGGCGTCCGTCGCCTTATCGATCCCGCCGTGCGAGCGCACGGCGGTTTGCCCGAGGTCCTGGGGCGTGCCCCGCGCGGGGATCTGGTAATTGGCGGGAAGCGCGGTAGCGTTCCCCTTAACCTCTATCGAGCCGGGAGTGGGTGTATCGAGGGTTTTGGCGTACTCAGCGCCCTTGCGCGTGATCGCGGCGGGGCCGCCTTGGTCGCGGACCGCGTACCAGCGGTTGCTTTTACCCGCCGCGATCGCGTCCATCGAGAAGTCAACTTGCTTTTGCCAGTTTGAAGCCGACGGTTTCTCGCCGAACTTCTTCTCGAAATCGCGCCCCATGTATTTCGAGTGGAGCTGGAACGGGCCGAATGCCTGGCCGCCTCTGTCGGGGTTGCCGTAGTCAGGCGCGCTCAGCGTGTTCGGGTTCAAGCCCTCGTAGCGGGCGATGCCGAGACCAAAGTTCGGGTCAACGCCACGGCGGCGCGCCGACTCTTGGACATATCGCGCGACGGTCGGGACGCCACGGCCGGGGTCGAGCGGAGTTTTGGCCGGCTGGGGCGGGCTTAGGCCCGCCATATCCATCGGATTACGGCCCACGAGAGCGTTAGGGTCGCGCAAAAGCCGATTATCAGCACCAAGGCCGGAAGGAAGAAGGCGGTCAGCGCCGCCCGGAGGAAGCGTTCCCATCCCATTCAGATCAGGCCCCGAAGGAGGGAGAGAAGAAGGAAAAGGAGCGCCCCCCATCCCACGACCGATAGGACCACCAGGACCGACAGGGCCAGGAGAACCTCCAAGGCGATCCGGAGGGCGGATAGGGTCAATGACGCCTCCCATGCATGTTCGCTCCTACCGCGCTGGCGGTGCATTCGTGAGCTGCGTCGCCGGGGCGGACTGCCCGGGTTGCTGCCCTAGGTACTGCCCGAGTAAGCCGAGCAGCGGGTGCTGTATATTCGGTGCCTGGTACGGACCAGGACCGCCATAGTTCAAGCGCGGGTCGAAGGACTGATAAAGGCTGGTCCACGGAAGGCGGCCCCCGCTGGGTCCGCCGTAGAAGCCCAGATCGGTCGGGCTGCCGAAGCCAGCGGAAAGCGCCTCGATACTGTTCGGGTTCCCGCCTTGACCGCCCTGGCCGGGCTGCCACAGCCCGCCGCCGCCCATGCCGCCGCCTCGCTGCCCCATAAGGCTATTGCCGCTGAAATAGTCGGGACCGGCCCCGCCCCCATACGCGTTCGATCCGCCGGGGTTCGGCGCGTTGGCGGACGCGACCATGCGGTTCATGGCGTTCTGTTTAATGTCCTGCTGTTGCCCAGGCTGCAAGTAGGTCTGGGCGCGCGCCTCCGGCCGCGTCTCAGGCGCCTGACTCGGCGTCAAGAGTTGCTGCGTCAGAGGGTTGTTCATGATGCCGGTGGAACCCATTCCTTCTGCTCCCGCAACCAATCCGCGACTAGCTTAGCATAACCCGCGATGTCGTCCCAGCTATCGATATAAGACGGGTCGCCATTGGCGATCCGCCCTAGCTTATGAGCGATCATGTCGTACCCCTCGCGGATCACGGGGGGCGCGGGCTTCGAGAGGGTGGTCTTGATGATCTGGGTTTTCTCGGCATGCCCCTCGAAAGGACCGTAGAACGCGCCGCGCGCCTTAATTAAGTCGGATGTATCCAATTTATTTCCCCATGAGTCCACCCAGCATGCCGACGCCCTGCATAATGTTTTGCGTCTGCTGCTGCTGGCGTTGCTGTTCTAGCTGGCGGGCCTGAAGGTTCGAGCTATCCGCCGCCGATTGAGCCTGGACGCCAACGGCGTTAGCCTGCGAGCCCTGTCCGAGATAGCGCAGCCAGTTGTCGATAGCCTGCTGCTGCTGGCCAAGAAAGTTCCCATAAAGTCCGCTGAGCCCTTGGCTGACCTGCATCTGCATCAGCGGGGCGGAGGCCTGCAAGCCGATGCCCTCCCGGCTCACGTCGCCGTAGCGTCCCGTGAGTTCGCTGATCGCCTGCCCGCCTTGAAGCGCGCGGTTCAGCTTATTATTCTCCCAATTGGTCGCGAGGCTGGCCTGGTTCGCGCCTTCGATACCCGCTCCGTAGGGCGTGTTCGCGAGCCCGGACTGCGATAATCGGCTCCGCGTCTGGTCAAGCGCCTGCCGCTGGAGCGAATTGTAAGTCGCGTTCTGCGGGTCGAGCGCGAGGTCCGCGATCCGCATCCCATAGAGCGGCAGGGCCTGCGATGCGTCGAGAACATTCTGCCCCTGCTGCACGGCCTGCTGGGGGTTATAACCGCTGGGCGATTGGGGAATATAACCGAGCGACTGGTTGGCCTGCTGGTAGATATTGTACAGACCTTTGTCGGCGGCGAGCGTGTTGGTCGCGGCCGTCGCGTTATAGTCCGCGCTTCCCATATTGGAGTGCTGGTAGGTCGGGAAGGGAGTCGAGGCCCCGCCGCCGCCGCCGCTTGATCCGCCCATTGACGCTGGCCCCGGTTAATCCTAGCTATAGACTCTAATGCTGGATAGAGTCTAGCACGGCGACACAATTATACGATAGGACACCCCGCGATGAGAATCAATTCCGCGCTCGCTCGGCTTGGGTGGTTCGACTGGAAAGACTGAGCGTTCGTCGATGCTCCGCGCCATGCAGCGGAAATGGCCCTTAGGGGCCATTTTCCTAAGCTCCGCGCAGAGTTCCCGCGCCGTCTGCCCCATGCCAAGCGCTGTCTGGTTCCATATCGAACGCTTCAAGTCGCACGGGGTGGCGAGGGCGCAGACTATCGCGAGGACTTGAACCATGGTTCGCCTTCCATGATAACCGAGTAGAGACAATAGGCCAGCGCGGACGCGAACATCCACGTCGCGCCACCCGCGAGGCCCTCGGTCAGCGCCGCGATCCAGAAGCCGAGCACCCAGCACACGACGTGGACGCGCGCGCGAATCTCGTCGGAGCGGCTCACTTACTGCCCTCCATATGGCGCGCCCATTTGCTCAAGAAGTCTCGGTAGTCGAAGGGCTCTCGGTCGGCGGCCTTCGCCGTTTTCCAGTCGGTCGGCTGCCGCTCGAAATGCGCCCTCATGCCGTCTTGCAGCTCATGATCAGGCGGGGGGCTCGCCGGCGTAAGGCGTTCATCCAGCCATTCCGCCGGGTAGATCGGGGGGCGGGGCTCCTGGTCAGCCATCGCGGTTGTCTCCGGCGCGGAGGTACATGAAGAAAAGCGCGGCGAACGATGCCGCGGCGAAGAGAAGTAGGCTAATGCAGAACATCAGCGTCGTCCTCGGTTAGAGAGTCATCATCGCCCAGGGAGCCGACGGAGATGATCTCCGAGATCTCGACGCGAAGCGCATGCTCATTGACGGGGTTTTCAGTGTCCGTTTCCACGAGCGCGCGGCCTAGTTGGATAAAGAGCGCGCCGAACGCGGATTGTAGGGTGTCAGCCTCGACCGTATACGCGATCTCGAACTTCCATTTAGCCATTATAGGTACTCCTATCGATCCAGTCAGCGGCCGCGCAAACAATGATAACCACGTAAACGCCAAAAACGGCGCCCGCCGCGAACTCCATCATTTCAGCACCTTCCCGAACGTAGCCTCGATGAACTGGTACTCGGGATCGAACGCACGGGGATCGAAGGTCGGCTTATCCCCTAGAACCTTGGGGATGATCTCCAGCCGGTGAACCCCAAGCTCGCGAGCCTTGCGCTCAACCTCGCGGAACATCGCCGTCGCCACGCCCTGCCCCCGGTAGGCGGGGTCCACGTAATAGCTGTCCGTGCGGGCGCGGATACAGCGCTGTGTATGCAGCATAGGTGTGGCGAATATGCCGCAATATCCAATCATTTTTCCGTTATCGCGGGCGACCAGCACGTGGTAGAGCCCCGCGTTCTCGCATTGGAAGTAATAGGGCCATTGCGGATCGAAGGGGTGTTCGGCCCGCCAATTCTGCACTTCCTCGAAGTGCCTGCGCATGATGGGGAGAGCCTCCATGCAGCCGTCATGGAAGCTCTCCCACGCATAGGTAACGGCCATCGTCAGCCTTTCCGGCGCGGCCCCAGGCTTTTCGGGGTCGGCGCGGCACCCGTGCGCTTCTTGTCGCTGCCAGTGCCCATGTTCGGGTAATCACCGCACATTTTGGCGCCGCCGCCCTTGATCTGGCCTTCGCCAGTCCAGGTAAAGTCACCGGCGAGCTCGCCCCTGTTGGACGGCTCGCTAAAGAGAGCTTTCTTCATTATCGCACCTGCTCGAGTTGCGCCGCGTAGATGGTCATGGTCCCCGCCGTGGCGGCGGTCGCGGTCAGGTTGATGAGGATATCCGCCGTATCCGTCCGCGTGCCAGCGAGCCGGGTCACGGCGATCGTGGTCGTGCCTTGCTGACCGAACGACATGACCTCCTGCGTATTAGCACCCGACTTGACGATATTGAACTCGGCATACCAAAGCGCGCCGCTGGCCGTCACGACGGCGGTAACGTTCTGCGAGCCCCAGTTGAGCGTGAGGGTCTTGGCGTTCGCGTCGGCGGAGTTCACCCCCCAGACACGGAGCACGAAACCCTGCCCGACCTTGGTCAGCGTACCGGCGGAGAGGGTGTGCCTGAGCACGACGTTGGCGCCGGTGCCACTCGTGGTCAGGCTGACGCGGGTCGCGATGCGGCCATCGACGCCGTTGTTGATCTCGAACCTCAGATCGTTCTTGAGGCCTGTATTAGTCGGGGGGTTATTGACTTCATTGACGATATTGAGCACGGGTGCATCTCCTTTCCGTGAGATGCGCGAAGCCTAGCGTATACCGAGCGACTTCGCAACGCGTCCTAGGGATCGAACAGACCTAGATTAATCGCGTCGATCGTCGCTTGCGCCCCAAGCGTGTGCGTGGCCTCCGAAGGGTGTAGCCCGTCCGAAGTGGCATAGTTCGCGGCTCCGGTCGTTATCCACTTGTCCTCTGTCCCGGGCTCCTTGACATAGGGCAGCGCGTCAACCGCGCCTTCGAGAAGGCCGGACGTAATCAGGTCATCGATCGCCAACCTAAGGTTGAACCGTGGCTTACCGGTCGTTATCGTAGCCACGTATTGATCGTTGGCCGCGACGGTTTGGTTGGCCTCGGTCGCCCAAGAATCGGTCGAACTCGTCTTACATAGGACTTTCGACGCAACCGCCTTAGCCCCAGCTCTCGCCGCCTTCCAGTCCGTTACGGCGGACTCCCAATCCGTCAGCACATTGCCGACACCGAGTGAGTTCTCGCCGAGCTCATAGAGCAAATGCGAGGCGTAGTCCTGGAACAACGCGAGCTTAACCGGAGAGTTACCAACACGCACGCTGGCGATCGTCGCGCCGGGCCGGGCCATGTTCCAGAGATAATAGCCTTCCGAGCCAAACCCGCGCGCGACATAGCCGCGATTACCGTAGGTGTCGCCTTCGGTTACCACCTCGGCTGCGCCATAGCCGATGCTATCCCCGAGCAGAAACACGCACTCCACGGGGCTCCCATCGACGGGGGTGCCTAGAATGCCGACTGGACCCACGCTATTAAGTCCCGTCGGACTGCCGTACGCGGAAGCCCCCGTGAAAACATCCTCGACGGTGGAAAGGGTCGCGCTCTGTGAAAAACCCTCGCTTCGCGCGGCGGAGAGGTAATAGGATGACGTGGGGGCGCCTTCCGTCGCCGTCACGGTCCAGAGCGTATGGACAAAAAACTCGGCGAAAGCGCCACACGTCGCGGCGGGGATAGGATCGGATATGGCGATCCCGGCGGCTGGGATGCTCACGTATCCCGGCGCCCCGCCCCACGTCGGCTCCAGGCGGCCGCCCCCGCTCACTAGCTCAAACGAACCTCGTACGGCGGCGGTCCCGACGTCGGTTAATTCCGCCCCAGAGAAGTTATGATAAAAATTCGCGTAAACAAGCCGGATGTCCTTCATGGCTTTCCGGCCGTTGCGAAAGGCCACCTTTACCGCGCGATTGGCCGTGGTGGATGTTGTCGTGATTTTACTGACAGCAATATTAACGCGGGATCCTATCTGCGTGATGGATGCTGGAAGCGCCGAACCCGTCGAGAAGCCGGTATGGCGCGCGAATCTCCGCCTGCGGTCCATGCTTACCCCAATACTGGCTCAACCGCGACGGACACTGTCGCGCCCCCCGCCACCATGACGAGGCCATTGGAGAACTGCATGAAGGGTAGCGCGATCCGATCCATCGCGTTCGCGGGCGACGCCCCAGTCTGCACGACGCAAAGGCGATTGCCCGCCGCCGCCGCCCCCGTGGTAGCCGCGTCGTGGAAAGTCACGGCGGCGCTATCGGAGAGAATGCAGATCGTGGCGAGCGTGCCCGCGCCTAACGCGATCTGTACGGTGCCGGTCTGGTTAAGGTACGTGCGCTGCATGGATCACCCGTCCGCCGCTATCCGAATATCGAGCGCCGTCTTCCAGCGCATGAGATGAACTAATTCCTCGAAAGTCAAGATAAACTCGGTCCCGTCCGGGCGCGAAAGGTGAACCTTCCCGCCGCGCGAAACGAGACCGGCCTGTAAGCCGTCGTCCCCGATGGGACGGGGAACGGCGTATCGAACGAGCGTGCTGCCGGTAATCTTCAACTCAGGCTCCATAAAATAGCTCAACCCTGCAATAGCGCAGCACCATCGTATCCGCCGCGTTGGACAACTCCCCCGTGACCACGAGGCCAACCGTCGCCGCGTCCGTGTCCACGGTGCCGCCAACGCCATTCGAAGCCGAGAGGCCAAAACCCCCAGGGGCGAGGGCTCCGGTCGCAAGCTGCGACGCCGCGTTGTTACGATTGAACACCTCGAACTCGTCCACGAGCGTAATGAAGGTACTGAAGGACACGGTTCGCATAGTAGTCCCACCGATGCCGCCCCAACGGTAACGCAAGGTCCGCGTGTCCGTTCCATCGTTCGTCGTAGCTAATAGCTTGACGCGCACCGCGCCATTGGGACCCATGGCCCCTCGCGGAATTGTGATCGTCGCGAGCGCGGTCTCCGCCGTGGTCCCGGTAAGCGAGACCGCTGGCGACAGATTGAAGATCACGCGAGCGGGCTGAAGCCCCGCGCCCTGCTGGATATTCGAATGCCCCGCCATGAGCGGCACGGGGAGACCCGCCGGGGACGAACCCCGCTGAATCCCCGGCCCCAGATAGACCTGCGTCGCCGTATCAGTCGATTGCGTTCCTTGTTGATCGAGCACGGCGCCCCATGCGCCGTCCACGCAGATGTCATCGACGCGCACGCGGTTCACGTCGGCGGAGGTGGGCAACCTGATGAAGGGAACGGCGTCGGGCGTATTGTTGAAGCCGCGCCCCCCGATGATGTGGCAAACTTGAATACGGCCGCCCCGGAAATCGAGCCCCCCGTCGAGCACGGGGGAGGGGTCATCGAACTGACCGAACGTGAACTGGCAACTATCGATCATCAAGCTTGACCAAACCCCCGCGCTCTTAATGAGGGATTTGGATATCTGCGCGTGAACGCCGACAAGCTCGACCACGTTGACGACATGGTTCGTGTCCTTGGTCGTGTTGTCGTCCAGGAAAAGGTGCCGCCCGCCGAACTCGCAGGCGCCCGACAAGTAAATCCCCTCGATGGGGCCAGTCGGGGATGCCGCGTGCGTGAGCTGGATAACCGTATTCGATAGCCCCCAGGAACAGGAGTTGACGTAGAACTGGCTCATGCCAGATGCGTTCTGCTTGACAATCTCAAGCGAGCAAGCCGAGCGGGTCACGTCGTTATCGAACGCCCCCAGGCCGACATTGAGCAGGTTGACGCGGTTGAACGTCACCATGCCGCCGTCTACCAGGCGGATGCCCTTGTCGAAGTATTTAGAGGCTTCCAGCCCGAGAACTGATATGTCGGTGAACGTCGCGCGGGGGACGGACGACACATAGCCCGTATAACCCCACCGGCCCTCGATCGGCACGCCTCCATTGCCCGGCGTGGTCGTGTTGCCCTTGAGGATCGTCAAGGACCGCATCTCGAACTTACGCGGGTCCGTGACGCTATTGTTCGTATCGATGAACAGAATACCCGCCGCGTCCGTGGTCGTCTGGATGACGGTCATGTCCCGCCCAGCGCCGCTAATACGCAGCCGCTTGTCGGTGAAAGTAATGAGGCTCGGAAGAACCCAAGTCCCGGCCGGGATGAACAGATCAAGCCGCTCATCGGGAAGCGCCGCGAGGGTCTCCAGCGCCTCGGTAAGACCGCCGCCGGGCTCCACGCCGCCGAAGGCCACGACATTAATGGACCCGCCAAGGTAGGCCGTCACCGCGCGGAACTGGGCGCGCAGCTCGCGGATCAGCGAGTTGAACTCCTGAACGATAATTTCAAGCGTAAACTGGCCTATGATCTCGCGGAAACTCATGGTCAAGCCAAGGTAAGAGTAGCGGAGCGCGTAACCCCATCGGTGCCACGGTGGTAGAAGACCAGTTGCGTGTTGCTCACAGCCGCGACGGACACCTGCCCGTTCGCCGTTAGCGTCGGAGCCGTCGCCTTGGCGTTGAAGACCGGCCAGACATTACGCCCGGAGTCGTGCCCACCTAGAAACAGCCGGTCATCGCTCTCAAGCGAGATATAGCGCCCCGTGGCCTTATCCGGCCCCCAGACGATGCGGTGCGCGATTCCGAGCCAGAGGCCCGCGTTATCCCCGATGGTCGCGTCCTTCAACCGTACCCCGTAGTCGAAATGGTCAGCATCCCCAGTCGCGGAATCGCCGAACGCCAAGCCGCCGTAGCGCTGCCCGCTCGTCGTGCCACCGAGTACGCGGATCGCCTCGCCATCCCCCGCGACACTCGGCGGCGATGAATTGCGATCGATCAGGATGCTTGTCCACCATCCGCCCGGCGATCCGGGATTCTGACTATTAGTGCTCCTTACGATCCATATGCCCGCCGTGCTAGGGAAAGAGGTCGAGCCGTCGTTATTGAGCAGGATGCCGACGTGGCGCCCCGCGCTGGACGGACGGGATTGCCAGCCTTTATCGACTTCCTGGTTGGCGACATCAATCTCGTGACCGACAACACTAGCGGTCGTACAGCCCACGCGGACCAAAGCCTCGGACCAACCCCCGAAAACAGCATTAGCGGTCGCGCCGAACATGACTTCGGCGCGCAAGTGCCCGCCTATGCTCTCGGTCGCGCCGAACTGATCGCGAACATAAAATGTACCAGCGACACTACGCCCGTCGCCCGCGTACCGCGTCGTATTGACCTCGAACGCGCGCTCCCATTTCGGGTCCACCACCGAAAGCGCGCTAGCCGTGGCCTTCTCAACCATCATCACGGGGGCGGGCTCCGTGATTGGCGATGCTTGGCTACCAGCCTGGTATCCGAGGGCAATAGCCTGCGCGAGCTGCCCGCTCCCAAACGCGGACCCCGCCACTTGGACACCGAACCCGTTCTCGATAGGGCGGTCGAGCGCAAGCAACCCGTGGGGCGTCGCGGCGCGGGCGTCGGCGGCCGCCGTGCTCCAACTCGCCGCCGTGCCATAGTCCGTGATGAAAGGTACAGGCCGCGCCCGCGCGGTGTCGGGTACGAAAAGCTGCCCCGCCGCGTCCGCGACCCGCCCCGTTCCGGAGCCCGAGACCCAGACGCCGCCGTTCAGCGTCTGGAACCTGCTATGCCGAATCGTCCAGTTCGCGATGTCCGCGCGGTCCAGGATAGCCAGCGTCCGCGCTATGTCGTCGAAGTCCGTCATGGCGTGCAGTCCATCCCGCTGATAATCGTGTACGTGTTCCCGCCCGGATCCTGAACCTTCAACGAGCAGAGGCCCGCGCTCTCGGTCACGTAGAGCCGCACTGTGTTAAGCGGGGGCGCGGCGGGAGGGAAAAGGGCCTTAAGCACAATGTCATTCTGCCCCTGCGAGGACGGCACGGGGACAAAGAGGCCCCGCGACGCGTAAAGATAGCCGATCGGCACGCATTGCGGGATATTCGGAGGCCGCATGTTCGTGATGCATACCGCATTGGGCTCCGCTCCCGGCGCGACGCTGATGATCGCGGGCGGATAGACCTGCTGCGCGGCAGCGGGCGCCCCCAGAAAGAAGAACACGAGCAACCAACGGATCACGCCAACCCCCCAAGGTCATTGCCGAATGTCTTCTCATAGCGCTTGACGCGCACGCAAACATTAAGCACGCCGCCCGTGAAATTGGAAGTCTTGGCCACGACGGTAAGGGACGTGGACGCGTTATAAGCCTTGTTTACCGCCACGCCAGCGTCTGTATAATCAGCGGAGGTCGTGTTGCTCCCGACAGCCGTCGCGGTCTTATCGCCGAAGGCATCCACGTCGCCCGCCAGGATGCCGAGCGTCCAGCCCGCCGCACCCGTAATCGCGACGTGCACGGTGGACGTAACGCCCAGAAGGGTTTCACCGTCAGCCACGGCCGCCGCGATCGTCACGGAGGTGCCAGTCAGCGCGACATTAAAGACGCGGGTTTCCTCGACCTCGACCATGCAGCCGGGGAAGAACCGCTTGATCGTGCCATCCTCAAAGATGAAGGTGGCGAAATTATCGTAGGACGTGTCCTTCACATTCTCGGCATAGCGCACGTCCTTCGGGAAGCCGATAAGATAAAGCTCGATATCGTTCCGCCGCGCGTTCGTGGCATCGAGCCGCACGAGGGTCTTGTTCGCGGCGGGCGGCGTAAGAATCTTAAGCGTGCCCTTCCAGACGAGATTATTCACGTCCAGGCCAACGTCCCCGAACTCCAGGATAGGCGCCGCCCCCGTCCAGGCCGCGATCTCTAGCTTAATGTTCTCGCACCGGAGGTTCGCGATCGAGGTCGTGATGTTGAATACAGATGCCGTGCTAGACACGTCATCGATAATGGTTGCATCAATGTCCCGGATAATGCCGCCCATCGTCGTGAGCGGCGTACCAGAAGGCACGTCCTGGAGATGGAAAGGCGCGGTGCTCAGTCCCAGCCCACTATTCGCCGTGCAGACCGCATATTCGATCGCGGGCGCGTAAATGTCGTGGATGAGCACGCGATCCGCCGCGCCTTGTATCACGCCGCCTGGGTTGAAGGACTCAATGTCATGAACATGCGCGAACGCGCAACCCCGGAACTTCGCGGTCGCATGCGCGCCGTCGAGTATATAAAAGTAGCCGCCGTGGTCCTTGAGCGGGCCGATCTCCAGCGCGCGGCAACCCTGCTGCGCCCCCACGCCGTCGGTGTCGGTCGTGGCGTAGAACACGTGGGGGGACGCGTTCGCGGGCGACCCGGATTCCCCCGACAATAGACCGATCGAACCCGCGCGTATAACTTCCCCCCGTACATGGAGAAAAGCATCATGGGCGTTACCCCCCATGATAACCCCGTCGAAAGTCGGCTCGTAAACGACGTGCTTAGGCTCCTGCCCGGCCAGGCCGTTCGTGATAACGCACCCGTTGCGAATAAACGAACCGGCGTCGGCATCCGCCCCAGTGTTCGTCAGCGACGTGAAACGGGGCTTGATCAGAATATCACTTCCACCAGCCGACAGAATAATCGGCGTGCTCAACCCGCCATTGCCACCGAGCTGAGCGACGCCCGCGATAGCGGCCGGGCCGCCGCCTTCCGCGACACCCGGGCGGGGGTAATAATTCTGGTAGAAGTCTTGGAACCGGGAAGGGAACAACCTATGCGGGTAGTGCGCCTGGTCAAGCGCGCCGCCAAAGCAGATTTCGCAATCGAAAATAATACGGGTCCGACCATCTTGCCAGAACATCGGCACGCCGGCCTCGGCGTTGAAGCAGATCGCGCCTCCACCCACGGTTTTGATATGCGCGAAATCGAGAAGCTCCACAACGTCCGCAGCCGAGCTGAAAGCGATCCCGGTCGGGTACGAAATAACGCCGGGCAAGCGGTAATAAGCCGACGCACGGACGAGCCACTTCAACGCCTCGATATCGTTCGTCGTAAGCGTCTTGGTCGCGCGATCGTAATCACAGACCGCGCCCCCCTGCTCGACCCGAATAACGCCATCGGGAAAAGTCTGCACCCAATAACCAGCGCCCACAGCCTTGGCCGTATAATCCCAAGCGGGCGGGGCGTCGTCCCGCCAATCCCAATACTGCCGAACAGGCCGGCCCCCTACCCAAGCCGTCGTGACAGCTAAAACCTGCGCGCCGGGGAGCTGCTCCATGGCGAGCAGCTCATCAGGCGATCCGATCGTGGCCAAGGAACGGTTGTCGCGGCGAATGAGTTCATTCACCCTCGCGCCAAGCCCTGTTACGTCAAACGGCCCCGACAATTCTTCCATTAGGTCTTCTCGCAAAGCAGGAGTGCGACGTTCGTCGGGCGGGTCTCGGTGCCAGAATTGCCAGAATTAGCCCCAGACGTGCCCCCCGCGAGCCCCGCGTTCACGGTGGCACCCGAGGCGGCGACTGTCCCGTTCGGCGTCGTGATCGCGTGCGTATGGGTCTGCACCTGATGATCCTGGAAAGAACCCAGCGTACGGCTCGGGTCAATGCCGCTTCCCGACGTGTTCAGTGAGCGGACGAACCGGCCCCGATAGTCGGGATAGCCCCCGGAGCCGTTCAGCGGCGCCCATCCCGAAGGGCAGGAAGCCAGCCGGAAGGGCATGACGGCGCCCGTCGGCACCGCGCCGGCGTCCACGTAGGCTTTCGTGGCCGCGTCCGTGCTGCTCGTGGGCGTCGAAACGTTGATAACGCGCTTGCTGGCGACGTTGATAGTCGTCGTTGTTACGATAAATTGACTGGTGCCCGCGATAGCAAACCCCAGGGCCGTGCCATTCCAGAAAACGCCAGTATCGGCGGCCCAGCGAAGCGCGGGCGTAGATGAAATGGACAAAGTAGTCAGCGCGGTAATGTCCGCGTTCACGCCGCTTCCCGCCGCGTTGCTGTTCACTTGCGACTTGATATAGTTGAAATTCGCGTTAACCTGCGCGGCCGACGCGAGTGTGTTCGGTACGAACGTATACGGATAGGTTCCGACGAGCTGCGCCTGAACGGGAGAAGCCGCCATGCAAGCGACAACAGCGGCCGTGCTAAGCAATCTGTTGCGAGTATCCAAGACTTTGCTCCCGGAGAAAGATGTCGCCCAGTCGGAGAAAACTGGAGTTCTCACCGACGATCGACAATTGCGCGCGTCGGTAGACGACTGGCTGGGGCCAGTTTATCTGGCGTGGGCGGTAAACGCTAGTCGCCCCATCCCAAACCGCCTCGTCCCAGTTAAACTGATCCCAAAACGTGGAGGTCGATGCCACGGCGTAGGATGCCTGCCCGACGATGCCCATAATCTCGTCCAGCACGGAGAGGGTGACGCTGGACGTGGCACCGAATGACATGCAAACCGAGGTCTCGGCAAGATAGAACTGCGACATGACGCCAAGGTCATGCATCGGCGCGGTGCGCAACTCGAACTGCATCTGCTCGCCATTCTCGACGAACGTCGAGGTCACGGTCTGCTCCGTGTCCGAACGATATAACGCGGCGTTAACGCCACGCGGCGCCAGCACGAAGGATGCGCCAAAGTTCGATATGAGGCTCGCGGGGAACGTGTGCGGCCCCGACCATTTCCCCAGGGCGAAGTCAAACCAGACTTCCTGGTAGGGAGCCCCTTCCTCGCGGAAATTCTGGTACGAGATCCGCAGAACGCGCGCGTTCGCGCTGATCGCGACTTCCTCCGGCGTCGGCAGGCCGATAAAAGGATACGCGACGCCGGTGCCATTCTGCCCGACAGGGTCGCTGACGACGCCTTCCTGATTGATAAGGCGGACGCCGTCCGGCGACAGGAAGAAAAGCCCCTTGGGGCTCGTCGCCACGCCCGCGCTCGAGAGCGTTGTCGTCTGGACGTTCAGCGCGTTGACCGTGATGCCCGCGACTTCAAGCCGCGTCGTTACCGAACCCGTCGCGAGGTCCGTCGTCGTCGATTGAGAAACGTCGCCCGTCACCTGGTAGATATTATGGGTGCCGTCCGGAGACCCCTTGAACACCATGAGGCTTTGGATGATACCTCCGCCCTGGTTCTTGAACGGCAAGCCGTGGAGCGTAATAATAGGAACGCTATCGCCGTAGGTTATAACCTGGGTGCCGCTCGTGATCGTGAGCACGCCGGCGTCGGTAAAATACGTACCAGCTGGCGCGTTCGTGGGGTTCACGGCGAACCAAATACGGTCCATGAACTGTTCCGCCGCCACGGGGATGAGGGGCAGGGGAACGCCCAGTGTATTGGTCGCGTCCCAAACCGGCGCTCCGGGCGTCGAGATATCGAAAACGCCGAAATAGGCATCGGGGTGCCCGGTCGTCGTGCTCGCCACGGATGGGGTGGGCGTCGTGCCTCCCGACAGGCTGTTCGCGCCGATCGTGATAAGCGGCTGGGGCTGCTTACCGAGCGGTCCCTGGAAGGTAATGGTAACAGGTGTACCGGGGAGCGGGCCGCCGGCGCAGACGACATTGGGCGTGCCGACGGTCGAGAGCGCGCGGAGCGCGGTCTGAACCGCGCCAGCCGAGTCGTTATAATTGATCGGCGCGGTCGTTTGCCCCTTGAACACGAGCGTGAAGGTCCCGCCCGTAGGGCCCCCCGTAATCGAGAGCGTCTGAACCGCGTTCACGCCGCCCGCGCCGCTGAACCCCGGGTGCGTGACGATGAGCCGGGAACCCATCTGCGCGATATAGTCGTCCTTGAACCCCGCCACGGTCGCGGGCGTGTTCCCCGCCGTGATCCCGGAGACCGTCAGGAAGGCACCCGCCGCGATGTCGTAGGCGAACGGCTCGTCCTTGCCAGGGTTGCGCTCGCTATCAATCAGTCCGTAAGCGATGCCATCCCGTACCTGCAAGACGGAAATAAAGCCCGGCGCGTTGAACCCTGCGAAGTCAGTGAGCAGCGTGGCGGCGGGGCGCGCTTGCCACGTATTCGCATTCGCGGGATCGGGAATTAGGTTCTTGAGAAGCGCGCACGCGCCGGGGATACCGCGCGCCTCGTCCAGCGCGTCGCTCAACCCAAAGGGTGAAAACGACCTGGGGACAGCACGCAGCGTCACGTCTAGCTCCCAAGGTAAGAGGACTTGGAATCCCAATCCCGACCCGAACGCCGCCCTCGACGAAAGAACCGCCGGTCGAGCTTGATCGTGGGCGGCGCGCCGCGCACGTCGTCCTGGCTGCGCTTGTGCTGCGCCAGCAGGTACCCGGCGCCCATGATACCGTTGTTCATCTCCGGCCGGGCGTCGCTAAGCCATGCGCCCGCGCGATCGTCGTTCGTGAGCTTCATCAACTCGCCGGCGAGGCGCGTAATGAGGTAATTGCTATTCGGAAACCAAGGGACGTCCGTGCTCTGCGCCGGGTTCACGATGTCAGGCATACGCCGGAAATAGCGCAACTGCACGGGGTAAGAGCCCATGGGGCGCGGCCACACAAAGAGCTGGGGCGGGGCCAGATCGCGGCGTGTCGTAAGATAGCGCGGGAAATTCTCAATACCCGGAACCTGGGAAAGCCAGTCGTATTCCTCGATCCGGACGTGGATCAGCCCCTGAAGAAGCCCGTCAACGGTGTACGTCGCGCCATCGAGCATGACGCGCAGATAGTCGTCGGGAAGAATATAGGGGCCTTCGTTCGAGCCCGTGGGGCCGTTGAACGTAAACTGATGGAGGGAACGCGCCTCCACCAGATCGTGATCACCGCACAAATTCTCCAGGATGGAGTTCAACAAGAACCCCGCCTGGTCCATATAGCCGGGGCACTTAGCCTGCTGCGCCGCCAGCGCTATGATGTTCGCCGCTGTCAAGGCCATTTGGAAGCCCCACCACTTTCTTGAGTGAGCTGATCATCGCCTGAAGCTTCTCATGTTCCTCACGAAGATGCTTGACCGTGCCTTCAGTCTGCACGATCTGAGTATCAAACTTATGCTGCTCGCCCCGGTTCTTCGGCGCGGCGCCAGGAGGTGTATGAACGAGCTTCGTCAAATCATCCCGCGCGGCGCCGAGCCTCCGAACCGTGTCGTCAGCCTGCATCTCCATCATGGCGAGCTTCTGCTTCGCCAATTGCCGCCCCGCGAGGCCCTCAAGCAGGTCGAGATAGGCGTTCAGCGCGGCAACGTCCGTGTCGCGCGGGAACGCCGTCTGGAACGTCATCTCCGAGTTCCCCAGGGGAACGCGCATCCCGATATGCAGCACGATATCCTTAATTTCGTCCGACATTAAAAGCCCCTGTGGCGGTTCCTGATCCACTCAGAATAAGCCCCATGCGCTGGCGATACTCGCGCTCATTGCGCGTTCCCTTGGAAACGGCGTCCTGCGCCCAGGCCCGGTAAATCTGGTCCTGGATCACGGATCGCACGGCGCGGTTCACCTTGTAGGAGTAACCAGTGTAATAGCGCGTACCGTCCAATTGAATCCACGGGCAAGCGTCCGTGACACTCGAGGGAAGAAGGATACGAACCTCGCAAAGCTTCTCGTCGGGAGAAAGCTTCTGGCGAACGAGCTTGCGCGCGTGGCGCGCGTACCGATCCTTTGCCTGCTCAATACGGACCTGCGCGTAAGCGCGTTCCGCCGCTTCATCGATTTCCTGCTTCTGCGCCTTCGTAAGAAGGGCGAAGTCTTCAGCTTCTTCCGCCACGAATCACCTTTCTATGAATGGACGTAGCCGGCGCCCGCCGCCGCGGCGGCGCTGACAATGATGGGCCAGCCCGTCGCCGCGTCAACCCCGATATAGTCACCGGGCATCAACCTGATAAGCCCGCGCCTTGGGATGGAAAGCCCAGTCTGGGTAAGCGCGAACGTGGGCGTGGACTCGCCCGCCCGGTCGTTCAAAATGAGAGCGGACAGCGCCCGGACGTCGTCGTCCGTCGTGGCCGCCCCCTTGTACTCGAGCGCGGTCAACGTGGTCGTCGCGGCGGTCCCGAGTGTAACCAGTGCCATATCAAGTCTCCGTTGAAAGGGCGGCTCGCGCCGCCCCCGGTTTTATCAGGCGAAGGCGCCGGTGTTGCTGGCCGTGGTCTCGAGCCTCACCATGAACGTCGGCTGCTTCAGGAAGAATCCGTAAAAGACCTTCCACGACAAGAGGCGGAGCTGGTTCAGGGGGTCCGATTTAGTCGGGTCGCCCATGAAGGCGGTCCGCACGTCGTCCAACGTCACCTGGGCATAAGCCGATTTACCGAAAATGTACACGGGGTAGACCGTGATACCCGTCGCGGGGGCGGCGGGCGGGGTCTGAAGCGCGCCAATTCCGGTGATGGTAACCGTTTGGGCCGGAGCAAGCTGGGTCGCCTGCCCAATCATGGAACCCGTAAGCGGCCCTTGCGGGCTAGTGCCAAGGTTCACGGGGGAGGTGATCGGGTCGAGCGCGATGTAGACGTTGAACGTGAACCCGGGCAACGCGGGAAGCGTGACCGAAATAGAGCCGTTCGGGCCTGTCACGGCGATGCCGCCCGAAATCTGATAAATGCGTTCCTCGAACTGGAACTGATCGTCGCTGGCAGTGACCTGGACGTAATAGGTTCCCGTCGCGAGGTTGCCCGAAGTGCCCGCCACGCCCGTGATGGCGGCGACGCCCGTCCAACTAGGGACCATGTTCGACTGGACGAAGCGGACGCCGCTAAGCTGCCCGACCTCGTGGTCATAGATCCGGTTGATGTCGGAGTAAGACCACGCCTGCGCGACCGAGGATTCCTCTCGGAGGTCCTGAAGCGGGAACGGGTGCGAAACCGCCACGAGATGCGGCGCGACGGGCGCCTTGCGGTTCTTGGAAGCCTGCGCGGCGAGGTCGATCTTGACCGTCTCGCCCTCGTAGCCCTCGTAGAACGGCGTGCCGTTCTTCACGAGCAGGCTATAAATCCGCTCGATGTCGTGTTTGTTCAGGTAGGACGTCGCGGTTAGCGACGCGCGCGCGCCGACCGAACCCGCGTAGGCGACCTGGGTGCCAGCGTTTAGGCCATTGAAGGTGTTACGCTCCAATGTCTGCGCGACCTGGTGCCCGATCAGTTCCTCGGCTTGCTGAACAAGCGGATGCTTGATCGTCAGTTCGGCAACGTCGGTAAGTCCAACCGCGTCGCCCCACTGCTGCACGACGGCGGAAACCTGGTCGATGGTCATGGACCGCAGAGGCGGCGGGACGCCTTCGGCGAGGGGTGCCTGGGGAAGCGGCAGGTAATTAAACCGAGTCATCGTATACGTGAGACCGCGCCCCTCTGGCATGCTCACGGGTTCACCGAAGGCGTAGACGACAAGATGGCGCTGCGCCTTGCGCAGCGTCTCGGTAGCGATGAAGTTCTCGATGTCAGCCGAGAACTGGCTCTGCACATTGATGGGCATAGACGCATCCTCAATCTAGGCCCAGGGGGCCGTTAGAACTTTACGTTCTCCAGCCGCTTCATGAGTTCTTCGTGCGTCTCGGGCTTGCGGCCCTGCCCGGGGCGACTGGTATATTGCCCGCCACCAACGCTCCCTCGCGGGTTCGGGGCGCGGGTCTCCTGGCGCTGCAACGACGGCGCCGCGACTTTCCTCGGCTTGCGCGACTGCGCTTTCTCGGCCTCGATCAGCTCCATCCCGCGAAGGTAAGCATAGATCGTCTCGCGGCCGATGCGCATGGCCTCGCCACGGAACTGATCCTGGAACAGCTTCTCCACCTCGGGCGCCTTGGCCTTCATCCGGGGATCGGCCGCAGCCTTGGTATGGTACTGAGATCGATCTTCCTCATAAAGCGTGCGAAAGTGCATCTGCGCGCGAAACTGCTCGTTCTCATGCTGCCATTTCTGGAGCATGTAAGCAGTCCGCTCGGACTCACCCATCTCGGCGAGGCGCTGTTCCTCGCTCTGGCGCGTGAGCTGCATGCGCTCCTGCTCGCGCTCGTACCGGAGCCGGTTAACCTCCTGCTCGAGTAAGTCCGCCTTGCGCTGCGCTTCCGAAGTCTGGTTCGCGAGCTGCTGGAACCTATAGGAAGCGTCGGAACGGCGGCGCGGCTCAGGGTCTAGTAACCCATCTTGCCCTTCTTCCTCATGCCCTTCGGCGCCATCGCGCCGTAGTCCATGCTCTCGGCCTTCACCGTCCTCGAGGCCGACTTGCCCTTCGAGCTGCCCGTCTTCTTGCTGGGCATCATTTTCTTGGGCATTGGCACCTTGCCCTTCATCGAATATCTCCAATTGACGCGGGTCCGGGTCTACCATGGTGTATCCTTTTTAGCTGGTCACGCTCGCTAGCGGGGCTGATAACGGACGCCATCCGGGCCTAGAGCACACGGCAAGCCGCGCGCAACTTGCCGTAGTCCTTAATATATGGAACGATTTTGGTATACAGGTCAAGATTGTCCTTGCGCAACGCGCGAAGCGCCACGTCCAAATCTTGCTGCGACTGAATGGAATAGCGAACAAGGGAAGGACAAACGAGCCTAGAACTCACCTCCTCGCAGGCGATCAGAAAGATCGTCGTCAGTAACAGGCTGCACAAGCACGTCGCTCGTACGCTTGCTCGCATCGGCTTCATTCCTCGCGTACCGCGCCGCGAATTCCGCGTCGGCGGCACTCTTCCCCGCGCGGTAGGATAACCGGATTAGCGTATAGAGGAAAATAGCCGCGGCGGCAATAGCCGCCACGGCCACCAGAATGGCGGTCCAGGATATCACTTGCGCTTCCAGACAAGTTGAACAATAGGCCAAACCGCCGCGCCGAGGGACACGATCGAACCCGCGATCATCATTCCGGTGGCAAGCCAGTGATTGACATCTTCCGGGGACGCGATCCCGAGCGTGACCAGCACGGCGCCAACGGCGGCAATCACGGAGCGCACGGCGTCCATGATTTTCTGATGGATGTCGTCCATATCAATTACCCCGCGACCCCGAGCGTGATCAGCATGGCGCCAACGGCGGCAAACACGTCGCGCACGGCGTCCATGAGTTTCAGGTGGAAGGCGTTCATGTCAATTACCCCACGAAGCGAGCCTGATAAGTGGCTCGTAATCTCGCAGTAGCCGCTCCACCGCGAGCAGCTCACTATTAATCGCATTGCGTTGCGAGATCAACTCGCTAAGCCTGCGCTCGAGCTGTTTTTTATTCGCGTAAGCCGTCTCCAGGCGCTCCTTGAGATCGACCTTGATCGTGTCCATGAGTTCATCGGGAGGCACTGGCATAAGCCCTCGCTAATTTAACGTCGTAGGCGTTCGTCTTGTATCCCCGCCCGTTATAACCATAGGCGAATCGAGCCCAGTTCCTATCACGGAGCGCGGCATCAAGCTTTTTGCCTTGAATAAAGAGCACCATTCCCTCGAGCTGGCGCGGCTCGCCTCGCAGAAAGTCGGCGACCATATTCGCCGCCTTGATAAACCCGCACAACTCGGAGTTCCTCCCGAGGATCTGGGGGCCGCCCCAGGACGCGGAACGAAACGCCGCGTCCTCGTTAATCGCGGCCGCCTTCAAGAAGCGCGGGTAACTATCGCGCGGGTAGGGCCGCGCACCCCAGACGGCGTACGCCAGCCCCGCCCGCACGGCGGCGGCGCGTTCAGCGCCGCGCAACTCGCGGTGGAATATGTGAGGCTCGAACAGCATGGTAAGCCGGCCCTTGGAATCATAGGACCGCTTCGCGCACTCGACCGCCCAAACTGCTTTCAGCGCCGCGACCTCGCACTTGAGATACTTGGCCGCGCTCGCCCAGTCCCCGCCGCCCAAAGCCGAGGCTTTCAGGTTGACAAGCTCGATCATCCCGCTATCCTCTCCATGTTCATAGTCCCTCCCTTGGTTACCCAAACTTGGCTCGCGCGGCGCAACCCGCGCGAGTTTTTTATCTGTAGCTCCCGTCCTCGCCCCCCCGCTGAGCGCGCGGAGCAACCCCCGCCTCTTTCATCTGGTCCTTGCCAATGCTGCCCGGCGGATTAGCCGCGCGCTGACCGCCCGGCGCCGCCCCCGGCGCCGGCTGCCCTGGAGCGCCGGGCCCCGCGCCCCCAGGCGCGCCCGGCATACCACCAGGTGCCTGTTTCTTCATCATCTCGAGCTGCGCGACTTCAGGCGGCAGGTCCGCGAGCTTCTCGAAGATCAGTGGCGCCAGACGCGGCCCAAAGGCGTCCTCGAGCAGCACGGATACGGCAGGCGCGATGTTCATCCGGTGCTCCGGGTACATAGCGGGCGGGATGCCCCGCAGAACGTTCAGCGCCGCGACCTGAAGCTGCACGCGCTCGGAGTTCTTGACGGCCTCCACGCCGAACCACATGAAGTAATACGACGACTCCAGCTCCACGGGGGGCACGCTGACCAGCTTAGGCTTTGGCCCCAGGTCCGCGATCGTCGGCACGAGCAGGTTATGGTCCCGGAATTGGTAGTCCAGCTCGAGGAAAAGCTGGAGCATGGGCGAAAGAATGTTCTCCTCGATCGTCACGACGGCTTCCGCCGTCGTGAGCAGGTCAACCGCCTGCTCCTGGGCCATCTCCGCTTGATTGCGTTTCGCGGTGGACGTGGATTGCGTGATCATGGCCGGGTTCACACCGAGCGTCTGCATGACCTGCATCCGGGCCGCGTTCACGATGGACAGCGCCTCTTCCCACATGACCGGGATCTGCAGCGGCTGCGTATCCTGGGGGCTCGTGAGCCATAGCGCGCCCGGCGACTGCGTCATGCAGTCAACGTTCGGGTTCTTCTCCGGGTCCGTCATCACGACGACTTGAAGCCCGCGATGCGCGCTGTCCATCCCAATGTTGATCGCGTCATTCGCCGCGAGCTGGAAGTCATAAACCGCGTCAACGGGCGCGCGGCCCTTGAATACGCCAGCCGCGCGCTCGCGCGGGGCCGACAGAATAGGCAACCGGTCGGACCAGAGCGGGTTCCTCTTGACGGAAAGGATATGCCCCTTGCCCGCGTGGAAGCAACGGTATAACCGCATCTCGTCATCGATGTTCAGGTTCAACCAGATCTCGTAGAGCAGGAGATAGGACTCCGTGCTATCGTCGTGGATGCCCGCGCTCTCCAGCTGCTCAACCCGCGTGTCCTGAACCCGCGTCCACAAGGCCGATCGGGTCGCCACGTCGCCGAACAGGCCAAGAGCCTCTTCCCCAGCCTCTTCCTCGACCTCACCCGTCTCCATCATCTGACGCAGCTTCGCCTTCGTCCAACGGCGGACAATGGCGACGCAACCCCCCTGGTCGAGCGCGTCGCCCAGGGAATTGGCGGTCGAGGGCGTGACGATCAGATCATTGTCGGGGATAACCTCGACAACAGGCCCCGCGTCCTGCACGACGACGTCGATCGCCTGCATCGTCACAACGGGCTGCATCGTCTCCGGGTCAACCAAGGGCAACGGCACCTCTTCCCTCTTGACCGTCGCCCGCTTCGTCGCGCGCCATGTCACATAGACGGTATAATGGCCCTCGAGATCGCCGTTCAGCATGAGCGCGGGCACGATGTCCGTGCGGAGATGGGCCTTACGGACATAGTGCTCGAGCAGCGAGATTATGTCCGAAGGCAGTTCCCCAGTCTCGGTCAAGGCCGTGACATAGCGTTCGGATCGCGGAAACAACTGGTTGGTGAAACGGATCTTGCGGGCGTTCACGGCGTCCCGCGCGAGGGGGACGTAAAAGTTCGAAGGCCCCGTGTAGACCTGGTCCTCGGACAGGACGCAATGGAACATCTCCCAATTACGCCGGATCATGTCCGCGCGGCGGATGCGGTTCTCCATCGCGCGCTCCACGTCGTCGAAGGCCGTGTCCACGGCGTCCGCGACGCCGTCCTCGTCCTTCATCTCCTTGTCGCGCCGCCAATCCGACAACGGCGGGGGCGCGTCCGGGTCGCCGAAGGGCGGCTCGCTCGCGGGCTCCGGATGCTCGCGCATGAGACGCGGGTCCTCGGAGGCTTCACCTTCTCTTTTGCGTTTGCGTGCCATCCGGGACCGTACTCAGGTAAGGGCGCCCATCGTGCGCGTACCGCACGCGACCGCCCATGAGGGACTGCGTAACCTGCCGCGTGCGCAGGCGGCTCGCCATTGCCTCCAGGGCCGTGGCCACGATATCATAGCGGTTCGACTTGCGTCCTTCAAGCGACTGGCACCCGCCCGACAGACCTTGAAGCGCCCAGCTGGCCTGGGGGTGTACCCGCAGGCCGTCCATCCGGGCCAGAAGAAGCCGGAGCTCGGCTTCCCCGATACCCGGCTCCGCCGCCTGCCCCAGCTCGTACCCAGTCGCGCGCGCGGCGGGCCGCAACCCCACGGGGTCGATCGTCCGCCAATGCGCGGCGGGGAGCACGATCCGCGCGGGGCGCTCCAACTCGAGCTTCCGCAGCAACAAGGGAAGCACCTCGGAGGGGCTGCCCTCCATATAATGATCCCGCAGGACATGCACGGGGCCTTTCTCGGGCACCCCCGCCAATAGCATATAGGTGGCGTATCCATCAGCCGCCGCGACAAGGAACTTGTCAGTCTCGACCATCGGGACCGGGCTATGATCGACGTGCGCCTGCGTGAACTCCGGGTACTTCTCGCGCCCCGTCCTTATGATGGCGTACGCCAAGGCGTTCGGTACGTCCAGACGCCCGGTCGGATATTGCTCAAGCTGCTCTATCAAATCCTTGTGCATCCCAGGTCCCCCGTAAAGCCGCACTCTTCCAGAAATCAACCAAGGCTGTAGGTTGCGGATGAACTCGAGCTTGCTCTTATCGCGCGGCGCGCTTTTATAGTCGATCGGCAGCGTCATGCCGCGCTCCATCTGGGCGTGCAGGAGCGGTGTGCGCAGGTACTCGTGCAACCCGTCGATCTCAACCCCGATCTCCACGGGGCGGTAGATAGTGTTGATACGGAATATGTCGTCGATCATCTCATCCGGCATCCACAGATGCCCGCCGCTCTCCCATACGGTCAATGTGTTATGGGGGCCTGGGCTCCACACCACGACGCCTGTATGCGAGCTGTTGGGCCTCGTGGTTCGCGCGGGGTCATACATGGCGTAGACAGCCTCGTAGGTCCGTGGCATCTGTATGTAGACGACCTTCTCCGGGTCGAAGATGCGTTCCGCGTCGGGCCGCGCGCGGCAGTAATACTCCTGCTCGAACAGCCGGAGCTTGCCCAGGCGCGCGTACTGTTCCTTCTCGGCGTCGATCGCCTTGAGCGGCCACTTCCCGGGCCAGGACGGGACCCTCGCGCCATCGGCGCCGGGCGCCTCGATGGGGACCACGAGTGTCCGCCACCCGGGATCGCGGCGGAGGTGCTCCGAAACGCACTCCGGCGCGAGCGGAGTGGCGCAGACACGCAGACGCGCCTTCGATATCTCCATGGCGGGGCGAAGCACGGCGAACAACCAGTGCATGACCTTCATGAGATTAGCAGGGCTCGCTACGTCTTCCTCGTTCTCTATGTCGTCCAGTACGGCGAGATCGGGCCGGTACTGTAAATACTTTACTCCACGGAGGGATTGGCCCTTTCCGATGGCCTGGATGCATACGCCGTTCTTGAGCACGACGCGTGAAGCGCCCCAGGTGGATGCCGTCGCGGCGGAATAGTCGCCGAAAACGGATTGTATCTTCTCATTCGTGCCCAATTCGACCTGCACGGAGGTCAAGCGGTCCTTCGCGCGCTGTTCCGTGTCGCCGACGAGCAGAATATTATGAAATTCCTGGTATAGGGCGGCGATAATGACGGCTTCCTCGGTGATCGAGCTCTTCGCGGAGCCACGGAAGCACTGAAACTGCACGAAGGGGGCGGAGGAGTGCCACTCCCTGATCATTTCCGCGTGAAAAGGGGCGGACTGGAAGCTCCGCCGGTGGCTGAACAGCCACTCATGCGCGAGGTTCCGGTCCGCGTCCAGGAGTTTGAGGGTCTTGGCGAGGTTTTTAAGGCTCATGTCTCCTTATATATGAGCGGGCGGGCGGGTTCTAGTCGGTAAGACCACATGCCGCTCTCATCGCTAGGCGCAGTCGCTCGTCAGCGTCGTCCCGCTCCTCGGGGGTCATCAACGCGCGCTCGCGCCCTAGACCCGCGGACCTTTCGCGCGGGGGTTCCAGACGTGCTTCTGTAGGTGTTTCCGGCACGCTCTTTACTACATTAGACACGTTCGAACTCGGATAGATTACCGGGGCCGCGCTTTTTTGTTCCTGGTTTGTTTCATTTTCCATGCCTTTTTTAATAAAAAATGCCACTTGGCGCGCGATTGAGCGGCAATCGCGGGCGGCGATTAAGCGGATTTTTTCGTACATTTCGGGGGTAAGACGTACCTCATATGACATTTTACGACTTGCTCCTTAACTTTTTGGGGGTGCAGCGAGGGCTTGATTTTTAGCCCTCGCTGCACCCCCTAATATAGGGTGTTATATCCCCGTGTCAAGGCGTGAAACGGGGCGAATGTCCGCAAATGTATGCTGCCCGCATAAATCCTAAAATGGCCGCAAATTGGGGGGAGGGAGCCTCACTCTCCCTCACTTTAGGTCGGCGTTCAGAGAAAAAAAACCGAAAAAAAGGGCAATAAATGGAAAAAATAGTATAGTAAAACATACAAATACGTAGTTTTTATGTGTAGTCAGGCCCTTTTCGAGGGATCCCGGAAATGTTTCACAGGATTCGTGAACGATATCAGTTGGTTACAGACGGCGCGGCTGCGCGGCGCGGCTCGCACGATGGGTAGGATGGGAGCGGATTTCGACCAATTGGTACAGGTTCGCACGGGGGGGGAATTTGCGCGGAAGCGCGGGTAAGTCATTGAAATCATTGGGGTTTGGGGTCCTACTACTACTACTACTACTATCTATATTTTTTAAATAAACATACCCCGGGATTTTTCGTGTTGCTCGCGGCACGCCTTTTTTCTCTCACATACTCTTTCCCCAAAACGCGATTCTGTTCGTGTTGTATCGTAGTAAGCTTAAGCATTGGATAAACTAGAAATATCAATCACTTAAGCCGTATTTCGGTATTATCGCTACTACCAAAATCGTTACACATCAATGGGTTAGCACTATCGCCAAAACGTGATCGATTTCGACTTGACTTTCGCACGAAAACGCACTACATATATATCATAAGAGAGAGGAACGTATCACTAGCACAGCGCCAACGCGGTAGCTCAAGGGCAACGCCACAAGCCGGGCACACACGGCGCGGTAAGTCGAGCGGCCACTCCCACCCCCCTAACCCCGTGCACGGGCCGCGCGAGCGGCCCTCTTCTTGGAGCGTGACCTTGCCGATCGACCTCATGGACCACTTGCGCGATCCAGCTCCAGTCACGCCGTCTAGGCGGGAGCTGGACTTCGCGCGCCCCGCTGGCATCAGCTTCGAGGGCCGCGCGGGCGCCATGACCCTCCGTGCGTACCGCGCGCTCGGGCAGGCATCCGACAGCCCCATCGCGCGGTACGCCGTCCTGATCGACGCGGCGCGCCGCGTAAGCGCCAATACCCCGTCCATCAGCGACATCGCCACCCGCGCGGGCGTCCCGGTGCCCGCCCTGCGCCGTTTGTTGGCATCCCCTAGCACCACGCCCCGCCCAGGGACCATCCTGATGGCCCTGCAAGCCCTCCACGCGGCCTTTTCGATCGCCATGGACCCTACCTACGTCCCCACGAGGCGGAGACGGCCCACCGGCCGCCCCAAGCCCGTGCTGGCCAATTTCCCGCCCCGTGACAATCCAGCCCAGGCAAGCTTGATGCCCCGCTACGTACGCGCGACTGGCCTGTCCATCTCCGCCGTGCGGTACTGGGGCGCCGTCGGCGTGACGCCGGTCAGCCGCTGGCGCCGGCGCGCGGAGACCGCGCTCGAGACTGTCATGCTGGAGACCCTGCGCGTCGGGCGCCCGGAGGTGATCGACAATCACATGGCCTATTACCGCAGGATCGCGATATGGCTTGGCTTTAGCGAGGATGACTACTGGCGCATCCGTGGCAACGCCGAGTCACAGGCGGCGTAATCACAAAAACGTGAACGGAATCCAGTTGACAAGGAGGGAGAAGTGTAGTTATATATGTCATCAACAAGGGAGATGGTTATGACCCACACAATTACGGAACTCGACAGGCTGATCGCGGACCTAGAGCGGGTCCGGAGCAGCGCCCTCCACGGAGAGAAGATTGACGCGCCGTTGGAGAGGTGGAGCCGCGAGGCGCGGTCCTGCTTCCGGGACTACGTGATGGAAATCGCCGAGGAGGCCGGCTGCTTTCTCGAGGCCGCGTCCCTGCTCACGGGCACGAATTCATAAAATAATTTAGCGACGCGGCCGGCCTCTTGCCAAGGCCGCGTCCCCACTCGATCACAAAAAAGTGAACAGAATCTGGTTGACTAAGTGTAAGAAGTGTAGTTATATAGGTTATGGACACGGGAAGGAGATTGTTATGAATTGCCCCGCCGATGAACTCGACAAGCTGATCGCGTACCTGAGGCAAGTTCGCGGCTCCACGCTCTACCGGACGGCGCTCGACACGCCACCGGAAACGTGGAGCCGCGAGACGCGGGAAGACTTCACGGACCTCGTGTTGGACGTCGCCGAGGCGGCTGACCCCTTTTTCAAGGCCGCGTCCAAGCTTGTGGGAAATCATGACCCTAAATACAATGACCGGGTCGCCTCCACCGCCGTGCATGACATGCTGCTCGACGACATGAAGGCTTTCGTGGACGATGAAGGATAAGTAATAATAGCTTAGACAGTAAAGGATGATAGTTATGTTGCTCGAAGCCAAGTATATCCGCGCGGCATCGCGCGTTTCCCTAAAGGAGAAAACCAGGGCTTACCTGGGCGGCGTGTACGTCGAGGTAAACAGGGATTACACATTCTACGTGGCCACGGATGGTCTCGCTTTGTTCGCGGTCCGGCGAGCTACCTTGGAGCCGTTCGAGCGGCCGATGTACCTCATTATCCCGTCGGACGTTTGCAAGGCCGTGCCCAAGGCTACAAAACGGGAAAGCGACCCACGGGTGGAGCTTACAAATCCTCGGGACCGTTACCAGCTCGGCAACCAGATTTTCGACGCCATCGATGGGGCGTTCCCGGACTGGCGACGAGTGGTGCCACGGGGCGACCTACGGGAGCCGCTATCCGCGCAGGATCCCCGTGTCGCGATTCGCCTGTACAAGGCGGCGGCCGAGCTGGGGATCGGCTACAATCCCTCCCAGTTTGGGTCCGGGAGTGGGAGCCCTATCGTGTACCGCTGGGCGATGCACGAGGATATTCTTGGGCTGTGCATGCCTTGCCGCCAGCCAAGGGACCCAATCTCGACCGTGCCGGATTGGGCGAAAGGAGCTTGACATGCTGCACCCCGACCTGATTTCCCCCCGTGCGTCGCGCGCCTTGGCGGCGCGCCTCACGGCTCATATCGTGTACGGTCCGCCGGCGCGGCTGGCGCGGCAGGACAAGGCGATTTATCGCCATCGGTGTGAGAGTATGTTGGCGCGGGTCCTTGTGTGCCAGCCGCGATTGCGCCGGACGTATTTTGACTTGGACCACGTTACCCCACCGCTGATCTAGGAGGTCATCATGAACAAGCAGAAATTTCCGTGGTTTGTTGTCGTCCTGTTTATCGGCGTCCTGCTGATACAGGCCGGCGTCGCGCTCAAGGTTTTGAATGGCGGCCACGCCCACACGCCCCACTATCGGGGATTGCATGGAGACAGTAGATGACCCTCGCGTTCCGGACTCGTGACGCCGCGGCACGGCTTATAAAGCTTGCGGACTCTACACGCTATGTTGATTGGATAGGGTGCCCGATCGATACCACGAACGTTGACCAACGCAAGATGCTCCAGTTTTTCATTGAGGACGTGGCGCTGATCATGGACCGCGTCTACAAGGAGGCGGGCATTCCGCAAGACACACGCGCGACCGTGACCCGCTTATTGCGCTACGGCGTTTGACCGTAAGGAGATACCACGATGCTTGAGTCTATCTTCTTTATTGCCGCCTGCATCCTGATCCACCGTGCGTATGACCGCGCGCAACGCCGCGCGGAGGCGCGGGAAGCGCGGCATGACGAGCTGCTCGCCCGCTATATCCACAACTATAACGTGGAGCGCGGCTATCATGTCGAGGACTGACGCGAACGAACCCCCCTTCACCTACGACTGGGTCGCCCAGTCGTGCGAGGAAGTGACCCGGGCGATCGCCGCGCGCGCCGCCCAGAGGTTCCAGGAATGCCCAACCGACGCTAACCGTGAAGCGCTTGAGGCGGCGTGCGCGCTTTTGGAGCAGTGGACAAAGGATCGTTGGCGGAGGACGAGATGACCACGAGCGTTATGAAAACTACAGGGGATGGCACGCGGGAGTGGCGCTGGCGCGGCCAGCGCCACCGCGAGGACGGCCCGGCTGTCGAGCGGGCGGATGGCACGCGGGAGTGGCGCTGGCGCGACCAGCGCCACCGCGAGGACGGTCCCGCGATCGAGTGGCCCGACGGCACGCGGGAATGGTACTGGCACGACCTGCGCCACCGCGAGGACGGTCCCGCGATCGAGCGGGCGGATGGCACGCGGGAATGGTACTGGCACGACCTGCGCCACCGCGAGGACGGTCCCGCGATCGAGCGGGCGGATGGCACGCGGGAATACTGGAGGCACGACCGGCTGCACCGCGGGGACGGCCCCGCGGTCGAGCGCGCGGATGGCACGCGGGAATGGTGCTGGCATAACCAGCTCCACCGCGAGGACGGCCCGGCTGTCGAGCGGGCGGATGGCAGGCGGGAATGGTACTGGCACAATCAGCGCCACCGCGAGGACGGTCCCGCGATCGAGCGGGCGGATGGCACGCGGGAATGGTACTGGCACAACAAGCGCCATCGTGCCGACGGCCCGGTTGTCGAGTGGCCTGATGGAAGGCTGGAATATTGGCGACACGGCGTGCGCGTGGAAG